TCGCGCTTCCGCTTTGCCCATGCGAAGCCGTCATCGCCGCCCCAGCCATTCCAAGCCTGCCATCCCTTGCCCTGCTCGTCCCAAGTCGAGCCTTCCTTGTCGGATTCGTGGCGCTCGAAATACGCGACCATGCGCCGGATCGTGTCCTCAGAAAGCGCGACGCGATTTGCGAGATCTCGAGCGCGAGCGATTCCTACTGCCGTCATGCCGCGCTCGGATTCCGGCTTTCGTGCGCGAACCTCGAGCGCTCGCTTCGCGTTGTCAGCGACGCTTTGCGGAGGCCGTGTATCGATGTCGCCGAGCGCCTTCGTGACTGTTGGAAGGGTTTCCATCAACTCATCGATCACGAACGATGCAGCGTCTTCGATAGACTTTCCTTCGCTGCACATCGAGTAAGCGATGGCGACTGCTTGATCTTGCTCATAGCCTTCATCAAGAAGTTTGCGGATCTTGTCCGAGACACAGTCGGAAAGCGCGTCCTTTTGTTTTGGTTCGTCCATCGGCTCGAATGTCAAGCCTGCGTTCTGCTGCGTAGCTTGTGGCGGATCGTCGAGATCCGGCGCTTGATCGAGAGCCCCGACAGGGCCTTCTGGCTCGGCACTTGCAAGGCCGACTGGTGGCATCGGAGCAGGGCCGCCAAGAGGCTGTCCGTTGACGAGCAGCGCGTCGGCCATCGGATCTTCGACGGCCTCCAGTCCCTCGCGCATACGCGCTTCATTCGCGGTCATGATTCCGCCAGCAACCATCGAGCGCAACTTCTCGAAGGCGAAGCGCTCGTCCTCGGAGACGGGGTTGTCGTACGCGAGGAAGGCATCTTCCTCGATGCCGAAGAGAGGAAGAAGATTTTGATTCAGCGTCTCTTCATCCATGCGAAGAAGAGGAAGAATCGTCGTCTGCTTCCATGATGCAAAGCCGACCGTCGCGCTTGCGAGGTTCGGATCGTTTGCCTTGAGCATCGACACCGGAACTCCGAACACCGCAGCGATTTCCTCGACGATCTCCGAACGGCCTGCAAGATCCTTCGGCGGGAATGAGAGCGGCTTGAGATCGATGTCCGCCGTCGTGGTGAGGAAGCGACCAGTGCGCTTCGATCCGCGAAGCTTCTCGTCGATAGCAACTTCAAGACGCTCGATCTCGTCATCGTGCGCCGGAGACTTCACGACGAGGAGATAGTCTGGTCGCGCCTTGTTCGCGAAGAACGCGACATCCATTTCATGGACGGCCTCGTTCGCCATCGTCGCGCCCCACGCGGCTTCGACCTTGCCGATCCCGTAGTAAAGGTCCGCCGGATTCGGTCGCTTGAAGTGGATCACTTCGTCCGGCGTGAAGATCTTTCTCTGCTCTCGGCTCGCTCCGTAGAGATACGCTTCGATGAAAGTCTCTTTCCCCGGAACAATCTCGACGAACTGAGAAGGCATCGTCCAGAGTTCGACCGGCTGCTTCGTCGTCGTATCGAGAACGGGGTGAAGATAGGCGTTCCCCGTGAGTTCGGTATAGAGGATCCGGAGGACGGTCGCATCGTATCCGTTCTGGTACGGGTTGACCTTCGAGAGAAGATCGAGAAGAGGATGCGTGTCCGTCACTTCCTCGAAGTCGTTTCCGTACTCCGCAGCCTTGCGGACGACGTAGTTCGAGGGACGCTGCTCGAGATCGCCGGCGATGAAAGCCTTCACGCGACGCGATGTCTTCCGCGTGTTCCAGAGTTTGACTCCGGTCGATCGGTTCCGAACGTAGAGACGGAGCGGAGTCGACGCGACCGCGATCGCGTTCAGGTTCGCGGCTGCGTAGATCCAAGATCGGTAGTTTGCGACGGCTCCGTATGGAGAGAACGTCTGTCGCTTCCCTTCGTTGCTTCCTCCTCCAGAGACGACGAAAGCCGTCGAGCGTTGCCACTTCTCCGAAGACGTGACGGCTTTGGTATTGAATGCGGCTCGGATTCGTTCGAGGAAGTTCATAGAACCTTCAGTAGAAGAGGACGACGCGAGCGACGCGCGAGGACCGCAAGCGCGAGAGCGCAGACTCCGTCGTCGTGTCCGACCGTCGCTTCGTAGGAGACGTGCTTTCCTGAGTATCGGAAGCCGAACGACTCGAGTTCACTACGGAGGAAGCCTTCAGGGAAACGGATCTCCCGCGTCTGGATCGCGAGTTGAAGACCTTCGACGAGTTGCTGCTTCGTCTGCGCGGTGAACTTGAATCCCTCGACCTTTCGACAGACTTTCCGAAGATCCTCGACGATCGGATCTCCGACTCCGGTCGAGTCGATCTGCGCGGGGATGTTCTGAATCGTCTTCGCGAGACGCTCGCGAGTGACGGACCACGGGGACTGCCATCGCTCGAGCCGGCAGACGCGACCCTCGCGATCGAGACCGACGAGGACCGTCCAGTCGTGACTCTTCGCGAGGTCGACTCCGAAACACTCTGGAGCATCTGAGGAGAGAGGAGAGATACATTCGCGGATCGCATCGAGTCCGAAGGGATTCCCTCCGTCTTCTGCGGGGATCCCTTCCATCTCCTGCGCGAACACTTCAGGAGGAAGCATCCTCCGCGCGGCTTCGATCTCTTCGGGGTCCATGTACGGATTCGACGCGGATCCGAGTCGAAACGAACGCCAGAGACCGGAGTCGTCCTTCTCTCCCTGAAGGTAGAGTTTGTGAAAATCTCCGGTTCCCTTCGGAGTACCGAGGAAGATCGCGGATCCGCGCCGGCTCGAGAGCGTCGGATAGATCGCAGCCGACCAGATCGCGAAGAGGTTCCGAGCGAAGCCGGCTTCGTCGATGATGACTCGATCGTATTCGCGACCGCGTCCCGCGTCTTCGTCTTCCGTCGTCCAGAAGTCGAGCGCGGCTCCGGTCTTGAACTCGAAGCGACGCTCGACGCGATCGACTCGAGAGACGAGAGGCTTCAGAGCCTTCTCGAAGTCGCGCATCGGCTGCGCGAGATACTTGTACGTCGGAGCAAACCAAGCGACGAGACGACCTCTCAGGATGTCGTCGATGAGGACTTGCTCTCCGAACGTCGTCTTTCCCCAACGACGACCGATCTCGAGGACGGAGAATCGAGCGAGTCGCGAATAGACCTCCCGCTGAGAAGCGTGAAGGACGGACTCGATCGCGGGGACGCGGACTTTCATTCAGACTTCGGAGCGATGCGCTCGATCTCGACGACCTCTTCGCGGATCGTCTCCTCGCTCCGCTCCTTCTGTCCGAGGATCTGTTTCCCGAGCCAGATCAGCATCGCGACGTTTCCCTCGCTTGCCTTTTTCCATTGCAGCCGGCGGAGAGACGTCTTCATCTTCGCGGATCCCTTCGCGATCGCTTCGCGACAGTCCGCGCGTTTCTGGAGGGTTCGATCGGAGCATCCTACGAGGAAGCCGATCTCCTCCTGAGTGCAACCGATCGCGGCTGCGGCTTCGATCTGTCGGAGGTCAAGTTCGAGTCGCGGTCGAGCCACGTTCCGCCTTCCTTCCGGTTAGTTTCTCCCAACGTGAAACGATGACATCGCAATACGCGGGAGAGATCTCCATTCCGTAGCACTTGCGACCGAGTTGTTCTGCGGCGATGAGCGTGGTGCCGGAGCCGCAGAACGGCTCGTATGCGATGCCAGGCCAAGACTGCATGGCAATAACCGGCAAGCCGACAGGATAAGGCGCAGGATGACCTTCAGCCCCATGCATAGCACCCTGCCTGTTGACGCGAAAAACGCTGTCGTGGATGGCGTGGCTTTGGACTGGCGAAGTTCCTGCGCTTCTCTCTTTCACTTTTCCGTCTCGCCCACGCTGTCCTTTCCCTCCGTGCGACTCTCCTGCGTGCTTGCACGCCCTCGCCTTTTCCGCCCGCACAGATTCTCTGTTGAAATGCCACACAAACTCGTGTGATGGAGCGAGCCTTCCATTCCAGTCGCCCGGCATACCAGGCCCTTGATCCCAAACGTACCAACCAAATCTACGCCAACCCTGTTCGCGCATCCAAAAAATCCACGCATCCCAATACGGTACCCATTCCCCATCGCGATGAATCAAGCCTAGATTCACAAGTACCTGACCAGATTCGCTCATCGGAAGATTGCCAAAAACTCCGCGCATGAGCCCATCCCAGTCCGCTACCTTTGCCTTTGATTCCTCGGTGTATTCGCGCTGCTGTCCGTATGGAGGCGAAGTGAAGCAGAGATCCGCCTTCTCTCCGTTCATCAATCGCTCGACATCCTCCGACTTCGTCGAGTCTCCGCAGAGCAAGCGATGATCTCCGAGAATCCAGAGATCGCCGCTCTTCGTGATCGGATCGACCGGAGGCTCTGGCACTTCGTCCTCCTTCACTTCATCGGGAGCGAGTAGAGCGTCGATCTCCTTCGCATCGAATCCGGTCGCGAGCGCGAGATCCTCATCCTCGATCTGGAGAGCCGCGAGAGTCTGCGAGAGAACGTCATCGTCCCACTCCGCGAGTTCACTCGAGCGATTGTCCGCGATCGCGTACGCGGTCGCTTCGCTTCCCGAAAGAGGAGATCGGACGATCGCGATCTCTTTCCATCCGAGAGACTTCGCAGCCGCGAGAGTTCCGTTTCCGGCTCGGACGACTCCG